CCGCAGCAGGATCGATCGGCCCCTGCGCGCGTATTGAGTCCGATAGTCACACATCCCCAACCACTACCCCGGTGGGTCTGGGCGCTCGTGACGAAACCCCGAACCGGGGTCTACACAAGGGAGATACACCATGGCTCAGGATGATCTGGACTTTCTGCTCGACGATGACGCCGAGGAGACCAGTCTTCCCAAGAAGCTGAGAAACAAGATCGACGACTTGTCGTCCAAGCTCAAGGAGCTTTCGGAGGAGAACGCCAGTCTCAAGGCCAGCCAGCGCAAGGCGAATCTGAATCAGATTCTTCAGGACAACGGCTTCAGCCCGAAGGTGGCGAACTTCATGCCAGCCGATCTCGAGCTCACAGAAGATGCAATCAAATCTTGGCTGGACGAGAACGGCGATGTGTTCTCAGGGGCACGCCTGAGCGAGGCGGACATGGAAACTCGGCAGACGTCGGCACCGCCGACTGCACCCGACTCCCAGGTCCGCATGGAAATGGCGGAGATTGGGCCAGAGTCAACCATAACGGTCCCCGCCGATCTGGAGGCGCGAATCTCAAGCGCCAAGACGATGGATGAGCTCATGGCCGTCCTTCGCTCCGCATAACTCACTCGCCAATACCAAGGAGGTAAGGGATGGCTGACGTCCCCACCACAACTGGTGTATTGACGAACCTTGTCAAGACGGCCTTCTCCAAGGTCGTTGACATGCAGCTCTGGACGGAGCCCATGTTCCGTCGCTTCGCTTCGGTGGAGTACACAGATCTGACCAACCCCGGTTCGTCAATCACCAAGTACATCCACGCCGACCTGGCCAACGCCACGTCGACGCTGGCAGAAACGACCGACCCGGATGCGGTGGCCCTGGCCAACCCGTCCTCGGTCTCTATCACCCTGAACGAGTACGGCAACGCGACGATCTCGACGCTGCGCCTGCGCCAGTTCTCTCTGAGCAACATTGACGTTGCCCAGGCAGAGCTCGTGTCCCGCAACCTGCGGAACTCGCTCGACTCACTGGTGCTCGGCGTTCTTCGCCAGGGCACCAACGTCGTCTACTCGAATGCGGGCAATGTGGACACCACTGGCCCGACCAACACGGTCGGTGCCACAGACGTCTTCAGCTCCAAGCTCGTTCGCTACTCGGTCGCCAAGATGCGTGGTCGTGCAGCTCTCGAGTTCGATGATGGCTACTTCATTGGCTTCATCCATCCGGATGTTAGCCATGACCTTCGCGCCGAGACTGGTGTCGCGAATTGGCGCGATCCGCACGTCTACAACGGCACTGGCACTGACCTCATCTGGAAGGGTGAGATCGGTGTGTACGAGGGCGTCAAGTGGATTGAGACGCCGCGTACCTACAGCGCGAACGACGGTGCGTCGTCCGCGACTGTGCATCGCACTCTGATCATGGGCAAGGAAGCGCTTGCCGAGGCTGTGTCCATTGAGCCCGGTATTGTCGTTTCGCCCCAGATTGACCGATTCCGTCGCTTCATGACGGTCGGCTGGTACGGCCTGCTCGGCTGGTCCCGCTACCGCGAGGAGTGCCTCCAGCGCGTGGAGTCCATCGCGTCCATCTAGTCATCACGGCTGGCTCTCAGTCCCAACAGGATGTGTGGGACTGGGGGCGAGCTGTGATGCTCGAACCCACCACACTAAGGAGATACACGTGGCGAACGCTCTTTACCCGAAGGGCAAGGAGGGCATCCTCGATGGAACGATTGCCCTGAGCAGTGGCACTATCAAGGCTGCGCTTCTTCGGTCATACACTTACGGATCGGCCCATGAGGATTTGGCTGATATCACTGGCGCTGGTGGCACCATCGTCGCCTCATCCGGGGCTATCGGATCTAAGACCTTCACGTCCGGCGTCTTCGATGCTGCGGACGTGACGTGGACAGCGGTCGCCAATGGCGCCGCCTGTAACAACTTCGTCCTGTATCAGGACGGTGCGACCGATGCAGATCGCCGAGTGATCATGTTCGTGGATTCCTACACGAACCTTCCGGTCACCCCCAATGGTGGCGACATCACCATCGAGTGGGACAGCGGATCCAACAAGATCTTCTCCTGGTGATCTAGGTGGCTGGGGTTCTTGAGAGCCCAGTCTTTCCGCTAGGTCTACCAGACCCGAACCTCCGACTAATCGGTGTATCGCACACCAATACAGTCACATTCGGTTCCGGTGCGGTGGCAGCGCGGATCGGCCTGGGCGGCTCCGCGCTTACCGATACGCCAAGCTTTGGTGACGGCGTACTTTCCGTTGGCTCCGTCAGTCTCGTCGGCACAGGACTGATTGACGCTCCATCGCTTGGCGCCGGACAGATCACCTGGCCGCAGTCCCTGCCCGGAGCGGGGCTCGCTGACGCGGTGGACTTTGGGGTGGGCATTGCCACGATTGGTGGCATTACCGTTCTCGATGATGAGACCGACACGTTTCCGCCCGCATTTGGCATCGGCGCGGTCGCACCCGGACCCTTATTCCTGGCTGGGACTGGGATCCAGGACAGCCCATCCTTTGGCACTGGAACCATCGCGGTCGGTCCAGTCGATATCGTCGACGACGAGACCGACAACTTTCCCGTCACGTTCGGACAGGGTGTGGTCCATCCTGGAGTGCGCATTATCCCGGGAACTGGCCTGTCGGATCCGGCTGCCTTCGGGGCAGGGGCGATGCGTCCTGGCGAGCGAGTTGTTGTCGACAGTTCCAATGACAACTTCCCCCCCACGTTCGGTGACGGAGCGGTAGTCCCGGGCGCAGTGAAGCTAGACGGGTACGGCATCTGGCCCAACACCAAACTTGGTAGCGGGACGGTGCAGCCGACTCGCTACTACTTTGTTGGCCCTGAGCTGCGCTACGCCTTCGGGCGCAAGCACTCTCCCCTGTGGTGGGTGGAGAACGCGGAGGGGGTCACCGTGCTCCGTGAGAACGGTGTATGGAGAGAAACACTCGCCCCAACTGGGGACGAGATCGCTGCCGCTGAACGCGCCTACCGGGGCGGGTACCGCACCGAACTGACCGGGACGCAGAAGAACGAGCTAGTAGCTGCCGGGTATGGCAGCTACATCGAGGAGGACTGATGGCCTGTCGGTCAGGCTGCCCCACTAAAGATCACGCCACGTGGGGCGAGTGCGCTCGTTCAGCAAAGCTGAAGGTCGCCTACTGCGGTATTGGGGGTGGAGACGCCACCAAGCAGAAGCAGTGGGATAGAGAGCTTGACTCCTACAAGTCGGCTCGAAGCCAGGGCATCCAACCCCGATCCACTAAGAAGTACGACATCGATGCAGCCGTCCAGGTCTCCGACCTGACTGGCTCGGCATTCCAGGCGGTGTGACATGACGACATTCGCCCAGACTATCGACGAGGTGCTCGCAAACCTTCGCGGTTACGTTCGTGACCAGGAGCTATCCACTCACCTAACGTCAGGGATCAATTCGACAGCTACGTCCATGGTGGTCAATGACGCCACCGTTCTCTCTCGCGGAAGGGCTGAGATCGGGTCTGAGCTGGTCTGGATTGACTCGGTAAATCGGACTACGAACACGGCGACTATCGCCCCCTACGGGCGAGGCATGGATGGCACGACTGCCGCTGCCCACTCGACCAATGACCGAGTCATCTACCAGCCGCTTTTCCCGCGCTATGCGGTAGCTAGGGCCATCAATGACACCCTGCGCTCGGTGACGGGAACACTATTTGGAGTGGCATCAACCACCCTGACGGCAAATGCTGCTTACACGACCTACGCCCTTCCGTCCAACACGGAGGGTGTCTATGAAGTGACATGGCAAATTGTTGGCCCAACTAGGGAGTGGCAAGGGATTCGGAGATGGAAGTTCAATTCCAATCCCAACACCACGACCTGGCCTACAGGTAAGACGATTGACATCTTCGAAGATGTGACTCCTGGGCGTACCATCAATGTCTCCTACCGCAAGCAGGTTGGAATCATGTCATCCGAGTCTGACGTCTACACGACAGCCACGGGACTCCAGGAGCGCACGCGCGATTGCATTGCCCTGGGCGCCACCTATCGCCTGCTGTCTGCTGTGGACATGGGCTTGATCGCCACCAGGGCAATCGAGGCAAACACGATGGACTCCAAGATCGCACCAGGCGCCGGACAGACCGCAGCTCGGTTCATGTTCCAGCTCTTCCAGGCTCGCCTCGCAGAGGAGCGAGCCTGGCTACTCGATGAATACCCGGCACAAACCCACTACACGAGGTAGGCCATGCCACGTCGCTATTACAGCTCGACAGCGGTCGAGACAACCCTGACATCCAACGTGTCCAACTCGGCCACGACCCTGCCCGTGGCCTCAACCTCGGGGTTTCCGGGCAGTACGCCATACACGCTCATCCTAGATGAGGGCACGGTCAACGAAGAGATCGTGACCGTGACTGGGGTGGCGTCACTAAACCTGACGGCCACCCGCGGCGTGGATGGGACCACTGCTGTGTCCCACTCTAATGGGGCAACCGTCAAGCATGGTGTGTCAGCTCGTGATTTCGATGAGACGAACTCACACGTTAATGACAACTCTACGGACGTTCATACGCAGTATGTCACTAAAGCCCTAGTTAGCGGCAAGGGTTCACTAATCGCGGCCACCGCTAATGACACCCCCGCTGACCTGCCTGTTGGCTCTAACGGCTTCCTGCTCACGGCTGACTCTGGCGAGAGCACGGGCCTGGTCTGGCGTGGCTCCCCCGAGGTCATCGGGATCGCTGTCTCTGACGAGGAGACGGCCCTGACGACGGGCACGGCCAAGGTCACGTTCCGTATGCCTTTCGCGATGACTGTCACGGCGGTACGGGCCTCCCTGACCACGGCGTCTACGTCGGGGAATCCCACCTTTGACATCAACGAGGGCGGGACCTCGATCCTTGGTGCGAATAAACTCAGCATTGACGCCAACGAAAAGACCTCGACGACGGCTGCGACCGCTACCTCGATTAGTGACAGCGCCCTTGCTGATGATGCCGAGATCACGATTGACATCGACACGGCGGGTACGGGCGCTAAGGGCGCGAAGGTGTACCTGATTGGGCGGCGTGCCTGATGTTCTTTATCAATCCGTTCATTTATGCGGGTGGTGGTGATTTTGAGTCGATTGCCACGGTGACGGTGGGCAGCGGCGGGGCGGCGTCGGTGGAGTTTACGTCGATCAGCGGCTCGTACCAGCATCTACAGGTGCGCTATGTCACGCGATGCGCTGGGTCAACGGGTAACCGCGTAAACCTCAACATAAATGGCGACACGACCAATAGTGCCTATTGGCACAGCCTGTACGGGACGGGCTCAAGTGCTGCCGCCTACACGATTTCCACGGCGTACATACAGGTGGGCTCAATGCCTGTCAGTACCGATACCGCAAGTGTCTTTGGCGTTGGCGTCATTGACATTCTTGACTATGCCAGCGCGAGCAAGAATCGTGTGGTGAGGTCATTTGCGGGTCACGACCTCAATGGGTCGGGGCTAGTGCTCATCAACTCCGGTGCCCGTTACAACACGGATGCGGTGACGTCGCTCAAGTTCACCACGAATACGGCCCAAGACTTTGCCCAGCACACGACCTTTGCCCTGTACGGGGTGAAGGCCCCATGACGCTAACGACACAGTTACAGACGGGGGGCGATCATGCCTAGGACGTATGAGCCGATTGCCTCGCAGACGTTGGGCAGCGCAGCCTCATCGGTGACGTTTTCAAGTATCCCCGCAACGTGGACGGACTTGATTCTGGTGCACCGACCAATCCCACAAACGGGCGATGATCGGAGCATCCTTACAACATTCAACTCAGATAGCGGATCAAACTACTCTGAGACAGAACTCTACGGGCTTGGCTCAACCGCTGGTAGTCAGAGGCTATCGTCCTCTACTAGGATAAATACCTCTAGGGCAATCGGATTTCTAGGCACATACATGGGGATCACGCACATAATGTCCTACGCCAATACCAACGTGTACAAGACTGTATTGCACGCGGGGTCTAATGCTGGCGCTGGCGTTACTAGAACTGTTGGACTATGGAGATCAACGGCAGCGATTTCAACCGTCACCCTGACAAGCGGAAGCCCTAACCAATTTGCGGCAGGGTCAACGTTCTCGCTCTTTGCATTGAAGGCGGCGTGATGACGTTAACCCATGAATTGCGAACGGGGGGCCGCTGATGGCGACGACATGCAAGTTGATTGCCAAGGTTATTGTCGGATCGGGGGGCGCCGCTTACGCCGAGTTTACCTCGAT